ATGTATAATATGCTCCCAAGCGATTAAACTGTGTGGCTAAGTCAGAACTATCATTAGCTTCTCGCCTAGAGAGAATTGCAATATAGTTGGTAGCACCTACTGCTGCTGTATCTTGAAAATTATTAGTTGATCCAGTCCATGAAGTGGTATCAAAAGAAAACTGAGTGCTTGAACCATCAGCATTTTTAGTGACATCATCCACTGCAATATAATTGGGGCAAGGCACAAAATACCCATAGTTTGTCATGGCAAAATTATTATAATTATTGCTTGCGTAAACTGGAGATAAATTACTTGAGCCTGGCACTAAATTGTTCGGTGTATTCGCTAAAATACTTTCTGAATAACCTTTATTAATATCTAATGACTCTACCAAATACCAGTCTACATCACCTTTTGGTTGCCAATATACATTTAAACCAGTAATTCTTGGATTATGATACCCACTACTAGACAAACCATTTAATACTACATTAATCGCTCTACCTTTTTGCGGAGAACTGCGATAATAAATAGGAACACCTGCTGGATGCTCTTTACCTTCTGTACCGAGTTGCGCTCTTCTTACATATAAACGATCTGATAAAATTCCTCGAATAAATACTACTTCACTATCTACCTTAATATAGGTGTATAATTGAAATAAAGACCCTGTGCCTGATGCTACATCTACAACCCCACCATCTTCTGTCATAGCATTGAGGAGTGTAGTACCGCTATCGGATTCATCATCTGCACCTTTTTCAACTTCAAAACCTGACACTCCAATTTCACCATCTCTATTTAATGACAGAGAAGATTCTTGTACATAATCATAGATGTAGGTAAGTGCATATCTATCAGCAGGATCAAAGGTATCATTATCCATTGCGTTGATCCACGCATTGTGTTCATCATTTTCTGTGTCATCATCATCATATTTATGTCTAGGTTCATACACAAATAAGCCAACATCTGTATTATCTTTTAGTGAGGTAA